GACCTCGGACCTTCGAGAATATATCTACTCGACCTCGACACGATGAGGGATAACCTGAAGGGAACTCCTGCAGGGATTGAAGAAGTTTCGAAGAACGGAACTGAAACGCCGAACGATGTCCGGGAGAGTTAGCAAGACTTTCAAGAAATGGGGAAGGAAATCGAACAGGGATGGGATTCAGGATGGGGAACAGGAGATCACTGACGGCTGAGGACGCCCGCGTCATGCGGGCGATCGGGGACGGGAAGAAGCTGGTCGAGCTGTGCGGCGAGATGCCGAAGGCCGACAACGTGGAGGTCGCGAGGGTGATCAATCGCCTCGTCGAGGAGGGGAGGCTCGACCGCTTCAAGATCGACAGGTACGAGTCGCCGACGTATGCGCTCTCGGAGTTGGGAGAATCGGCGCTCGATGATTATCAGGATGATAAGGAAGGAGGACTGAACAAAATGGGATCGGGGAAGAAGCCGCTCGACCCGGAGAAGGTCGCGCGGATAAGGGAACTGAGCAGGCTCGGGAGAACGAACAAGCAGATCGCGAGGGAGATGAGGCTGAGCAAGTCGTGCGTCTACCGCTACGCGAAGGGCGTGTCGGTCAAGAGATTCGACGAACCCGAAAGGACGGTCACGGCGGGGCCGGGCGAGGTCATCTGCTCGTACAGGGCCGAGCCGCTCAAGAACGAGGACGGCACGCCGATGAAGGTCAAGGACCTCGAGGCGCAGAAGGCCGAGGAGATTCCCGCGCCGTCGATCATGGACCTCGCAGAATTGTCGGCCGCGCTCGAGAAGGCGAAGCGGTGGCTCGCGGGGAGGGTCTCGATAAGCGCGAAGGGATGGCTGTCAGTGAAGGACGTCCTGCTCGGGGAGGACGCGTACACGGCCATCTGCGGCGAGTGCGACAAGACGATCCGCGAGACGCTGCTGAACGGCGGGAAGATCAGGGGGACGCGTGATCGACGGGGAGTTCTGAAGCGATGAAATGTGAATTTTGCCCGAAGGCGACGCTCGACGAGAACGGCGTCATCATCTGTCCGAGGGACGGACTGCCGAAGCGCCCGTGCGACGACTGCGAGATAGTGCTCGCCGTCGAGGAGGCGAGGGATGGCGCATAGGGTGTTCCTCGGGATCCCGTCGAAGCGGGGAATATCGGCGAGGGTGTTCAACCACATCGACCTGAAGGCGTTCGAGGCCGTCAGGATGAACGACTCGTTCGGGCTCGACGTGACGCTCAACGAGCTGGTCGCGGAGTTCCTGAAGACCGACTGCGAGTGGTTTCTGAAGATGGACGACGACATAGTGCTGAGGGGGGACATGATGAGCCTCTTCGACATCCCCGGCGCGCTGATGGTGGCGCCCTACAGCAACAGCTTCCACGACGAGCCGGTGATCTCCGTCTACCAGTGGACGAACGGGGACAAGGAAGACCTGGGCACGATGCCGCACGAGGCGATGGCCGACGTGATCGACAGGTGCAAGGCGGCGGGAGTCAGGCCGGTCTACCCGCTCGCGGACGTCGTCGGCAACTGCTACGCGGTCAAGCGCGAGGTCTACGAGAGGACGCTCGACGAGGACGGCGAGTGGTACAAGCAGGTGTGGAGGGACAGGTCCGGGAGGGTCAGGCGCGGAGAGGACGCCTACTTCTTCAGGAGATGCACGGCGCTGGGCATCTGCGTCCACGTGGCGTTCGACGTCAGGGTGAGCCACCTCAAGCAGGTGGACCTCGCGCAGCTCTACGACGCGGCTCACGGGAAGGAGCTGAGATGGGGGGACGAGAAGTGACGATGTTAGAATTTCCCGACGAACTGCCTCGACACATCGAGTTCGTCTGCAGGAATTGCGGAGGTCGCATGAAAGAAGTAGTGCTTCAAGCCACCCCGCAGGTCGATGGATGGCGCTGCATGAAGTGCGGTCATGTTCGGGTCGAGACGATGAAGCCGAAGGTGATGCAGATATGACCATCTGCGTCAAGTGCGCGAGGAAGTACCTGCAGCAGTGCATGACGAGGATACGCGGCGACCCGAGGGCGTGCGTCGCGTGCAAGAGGGAGCTGAAGGGCGCCGACCGCGAGGCGAAGCGGTGGCGCAGGGACAGGCTCGAGCGGTACTTCTGCGACGAGTGCGCGGAGACGATCCTGCACAGGCAGACGGACGCATGCTACTACTGCAGGGCGCCTTTGAATCCGAGGGGGATGCGGCTGACGAGGGCGGCGCAGAACAACCCGGCGGAAGGCCCGGCCTATCGGAAGAGGATGACGGGGAGGAAGGTAGCATGAGCAAAGAGGAGAAGGACACGACGATGGAAGAGATGGACGCCTCGATAATGAAGGCGCTGCGAGAAGCCGAGATGGCGTTCGACGACAGGATGGAGAAAGACGGTTGGGATGTCTGGGTGGTCGTAGATTTGAAGGCTGTCAGACTGCAAGACGACGGGACGCCGCTCAAGCAGTTCGAGATAAAGAACTCGGTGCAGGCCGACGGGAGGCCTTAAATATGTTTCACGGATGCGAAAGGTATTTAAAACATTCACCAAAAGGTATCATACCAAAAGGTATCGAACGTCTACGGCGGGGTAGATGTTCGCGATATTATGACACGCTTTCGTGCGTGGCGCGATTTACACGCGCATACATATCCGTCGCCTTCAAGTACGGCATGCAATCTGAGATAGGGCAATATTTGTTAATCGCTTTTAAGCAATTGCTGAAAAGGGCACGTCCGCTAAAAAGGAAGATGATCGAGATCGAGGCGCGTGCTCCGGTCGAGGTCAGGATCGTGCACGAGGAAATCGACTATGTGTGGGGGAATTTCAGGGTTCATGAGATCACGCATCGGGTTTTCTATGACAACGGATTCATGGCCGGAGGCAGAACGATGCTGATGAGCGAGGTCGAGCCATGATCGACTCGGCGATCGGCATACTCATCGGCGTCGGCACGGGCTTCCTCGGCATCGGATGGATATGCCTCTGGGACTGGCTCAGAGAGCGGAGGGCGAAGAAGGAGTGCTGCCCGACGTGCGAGTTCTACAGGGGACAGGACCCGTACAGGTGCGCGGACTGCGAGGACGACGCGGCGGACGGGAACGAGTATCCGCTGTGGAGGCGATTATGAATCCAACGTTCTCGGACATGATGAAGATCGCTAAGGTGTTCCGCGAGCATGCGAACGATGAGGACGTAGGGCCTGTGGTGGCGCTGATCATCGGGCTCCCGCCGATCAAGAGCGTGCCCGAGAAGCCGACGCAAGAAGTCGGAGAAGTGACAGAAGATGCCCCTCTGGACTTTCACTGGGAGGAGAGCATCGACAGGATAGTGACGAGCGAGTCCGAGACGACGAGCAACTCCGAATCGCTCGGTTGGATATGCTTCCAGAACAGGGAGCCGGTCAGGTGCGACCGTTGCGGGGGCATGATGCACACCGGGTTCTCCAACGACGACGGCGACGACGACCGCTCGTTCTGCTGGGATTGCATGGACATGATGTACATCGAGGGGAGGGTGCGCATGCTCAGGAAGGCGGTCAAGAAGTTCTTCTCGAGGGTGGACGCATGATCGAGCTGATCGGCTACGCGGGCATAGTCATCATCAACGCGGCGCAGTTCCCGCAGCTGTACAAGATGGTCAAGGTCAGGAAGACCGACCAGCACAGCGCCGTCTACTACTTCATGATCGCGCTCGCGATCGAGTTCTACCTCGCGTACGCGGTCCTCACGAACGACCCGGTGTTCATCGTATCGAACGCGCTCGGGCAGATCCAGCCGTGGGCGCTGATGTATCTCACGATCAAGTGGAAGAACGGAGATGGGAAGGAGGTTGAGAAGGCATGATAACGAGGCGGTACTACTGGGTCACGTGCAGGGCGTGCGGAGGGAAGGGCTACATATCGTACGGGGCGGGGTCGCTCCCATACTCGGGGACGACGGGGAACGCGGCCGAGACCTGCCCGGTGTGCGGGGGCTCCAAGACGCAGCTGATAACGGAGGAAGAGACATGAGAACTGGATTGTTCATCGGGGACATGCATGCGGAATCGAAGTTCGGGCTGACGTTGACGCCCGAGAGTGCGGCGCAGAGGAAGCTCAGCTCGCTGTGGAAGGAGATGGCGACGACCGTCAAGCCGGACTTCGTCGTCGTGAACGGGGACTGCTGCGAGGGATGGAACCCGAAGGAGAAGGCGCGGTGGCTCATGACGAGCGACATGGCCGAGCAGGTCGATACCGCCGTCGAGTTCCTGAACATGATCAAGGGCGACCCGGACTTCGTCTTCACGGAGGGCTCGGGATACCACGTCGGGCAGAACATGAGCCTCGACGAGCTGGTGTCGAGGGACATGCGCGGGGAGTTCGGGACGGACAAGGCGATAGACCTCAAGGACGAGGGCATCAAGATTCACGCGTGCCACAACGTGGGGTACTCGGCGGTCCCAGCGTACAGGACAACGGCGATAGCGAGGGAGCTGATGGTCGCGACGATCAACGCGGACACGCTCGGGCAGTACGACATCCTGCTCAGGTCGCACGTGCACTATCACGTCTACGTCGAGTACGGGCACACGGCGGGGCATGTGCTGCCGTGCTGGAAGGTGCGCGACCCCTTCGCGATGAAGAAGGGACTGGCAATGAACCCAAAGGTCGGGTGGGTCGTGTACGAGTTCTACGACGACGGGACATTCCAGTACGATAGGAGGAAGTCGAAGCTGGTCGACGTCAAGAACCAGATCGGGAGGGTGATACTGTGAAGAAACACGAAGAGATATTCGTGCCGGAGTTGGAAGAAATACCGGACACGATCAGGTACAAGCCGTGGACTGAGAAAGAAGACGAGGTCGTCAAGAAATACTATCCGACCAAGCCGACGGCGGCGATCGCGAAGTACCTCGACAGGACGAAGCACTCGATCGAGCAGCACGCGAGGGAGATAGGACTCAAGAAGGGGGTTCAACTGTGAGCAAGAGACACAACAAGGAGAAGGTCAGCAAGGCGCAGGTCGATGAGGAGATCAAGCAGGGCAAGAGGCTGCCGAACGGGCACAGCCCCGGATGCAAGTGCATGGAGTGCTTCAAGATACGGGTGTCGTTCCTGATGCACGGGGTCCAGCTGACGCTCAAGGACGTCGACAGGCGGCTCACGGGAATCGAGGTCAAGATAGGGCTGACGCCGAGGCAGCCGGAGAAGCCGGTCATCGACCTCGTGCAGAAGAGTGATGTTCCACCGGCGGTAGACGCGGGGACGGGAGCCGAGGCGATGCCAGCAGGCACGTCGGTAAGTAGCCCATCTCCCAACTCAAACCCTGCGACCGACACCGGTGAGAAGGAGGCGGGCGGATGAATTGCCCGGTGTGCGGCAGATCATCGGACGGGAATCTGCCTCTCATGAAGGTCGACACAGACTTTCCTGAGAAGGTCCGGGCGACCGTCTGGATATGCCCGTGCGGAATCGTCTATGGGACGAAGAAGGAGGAGGCGTGATCGCGCCCGGCGATCGACTCATGCCCGTGTGCTCCAGATGCGGAGTCAGGTACGAGTACGACGCCACGACGCTGGTCATGCCGGGCGACGACCCGCAGAAGAGCGGGACGTTCGTGCTGTGCGACAACTGTCAGGCGTTCACGCGTCCGGCGGGGGTCGCGAGTTAGAGGAAGGGAAGGGGACATGACGGAACTGAAAGACGAACCGATGGACCCGCAGGGGTACGAGCAGAGGGACGGAAAGCTCCACTGCACTACCTGCGGGTCGGTGCATGAAGTGTGGACGTGCAAGTGCGGGAAGAGCGGGACGAAGACGTTCATGCTCAGGCACTTGGAGGACAGGTGGGGGAAGAACGCGCCCTGGGCGGTCGCGGCGCACATGCTGGTCGGACCGAACCCGATGACAGCGTTCCACGGCGAACAGCTCTCTGAGGGCAGTATCGAGCAGAGGATAGTCCTGAGAGCGAAGGTCGAGGCGGCGCCGGAGCCGATCGCGGAGAGCCTTGTCGAGGAAGTTCTCTCGAAGATCGAGGTGCCATCTGCGGCGAAGGTCGGGGAGCCGAAGGCGGTCGTGATTGAACCTCTGCCGGGAACGACAGGACCGAGGAACATGGAACGGTCGCACAAGAAGACGACGCCCGCGAAGACGAAGAACCTCACGAGGGGGCAGGGATGACCGACGAGCAGCTCACGGAGCCGAGCAACATGACGGTCTCCTTCAGCGGGGGAGTCTTCGCGCCGGTCTCGAACAAGCCTCATCTGATCGTGGCGTACGTGAAGGGGAGGGAGCTCATCTACACGGACGTCGGCGACTGCGGGGACGTTCAGGCGGCCATGTGGCAGATGACCGGATGGGTCGAGAAGGTGTCGGCGGAGATGGGATACAAGCTCCTGATGGCGTCGCTCATCGACCCTGAGATCGAGGAGAAGGTGCGCACACACTTCAGGATGATCGCGGCGGGCGCGAATCTGACGATGGTATGTCAGCCGGACTGGAAGGGATAGGCGACCTTTCCGGCGTGCTCAAGTCGTTCGCAGAGGATGTCGTCCGATGCGATTGGCAGGGCACGCCCTACCGGATGGCACCGCACCATCTCGAGTGGCTCAGGCTGTGGTCCAGCGAGCGCCTTCTCCTCATCCTCGCGGCGAGGGGGCACGCGAAGACGGAGACGCTCGTAGTGCTGCCGACGCTGTGGATATGCGCGACGCTGGAGGACCAGCTCGTGTACATCATTAGCTCGACGCAGGACCAGGCCAACAAGATTCTCGAACGCGTGAAGGTGATCATCGAGCGGGAGATGCCGAGGCTGATCGACCGGGCGAGATGGGCGACGCAGGAGATACTGACGACCACTCGGGTGAAGATAGTCGCGAAGGGCGCGGCGAACAGGATCATCGGGCCTCACCCTCAGTGGATATTCGTGGACGACATCATAGAGGACCCGCAGACGGTGGCGGACTCGACGATCGAGGAGTGGTTCTTCGCGTCGCTGTTCCCCATGATGTCGAAGGACGGGCGCATGCTCGTCGTCGGGACGTACAAGCACTTCGGGGACACATATCACGCGATCGAGGAGAGGGGCATCTTCAAGGTGATGAAGTACCCGGCGCTGCTGCCGGACGGGAAGGAGCTGTGGCCGGAGTACTGGACGATCCCGATGCTCGAGGAGAGGCGGGCGGCGCTGGGGAACGTGCTCTTCGCGAGGGAGTACATGCTCAAGCCGGTCGACGACTCGAGCTCGCTGTTCCCGATGAGGCTGATCGCGAACGGGTTCGAGGACAGGCCGTTCGCGCAGTCGTACTCGGGCGAGAGGGACGTCTACGTCGGCGTCGACCCGGCGGCGAGCGGGGAGATCGGGGCGGACTACTCGGTCTTCATGGTCGAGGCGCACGACCCGAAGACGGACAGGCGGGAGATCATAAACATCATCCGGGCGAGGGGCGTGACGCTGCAGGCGCACGTGGACATCCTGCACTCGATCGAGGAGCGATACCGCCCGGTGCACGTGAAGATCGAGAAGAACGCCTTCCAGAGGTGGCTCGAGCAGGAGGCGGCGAAGGCGCTCAGGGACGTGCCGATCACGGGGCACGTGACGGGGAAGGAGAAGTCGGACCCGAGGGACGGCGTGGCGGGGCTCGCCCTGCTCATGGAGCGGGGGCTGCTGTCGATCCCGAGGGGGCTGACCGAGGAGGAGAAAGCGGCGGGCGTGAAGGCGTGGGAGAGCGAGGCGGTCAAGGCGACGGACGTCCTCGTGCAGGAACTGAACGGCATGACGTGGAAGGCCGGGAAGGTCGAGAGCGTCGCAAAGCACGACGACACGGTGATGGCACTATGGCTCTGCAACATGGCAATCTCGGAAGGAAAAAAGGAGCGGGGGATCGGGATGGCATTGGTGGATACGTCGGCGTCGGCGAGGGGATCCATCACGAGGGCGTCGCAAATCAGGAACCCGCGAGGGAGGCGGTTCGCGTGAAGAAGGTGTGGTTCTGCAGAGTGTACATCGACAAGGAACTTGCCGATGCAATCATGGGGGCGAAGGCTATGGAGAAGCTGAGGACGGATTACGAGAGGGAGTTCAGGCGCCCGGTGTCGAAGTCCGAGATCGTGACCCGCATCCTCTACCGATATGCGAAGACCGAAAGGCTGCTGCCAGAACCGCCGAAGTGACCGTATCTGCGATTGCATCTTTTATTAAAAGCCGACGGATAGGATGACATCTGACTGACACTTGTGTATATTAGTCCGACACTTGCGTCTTTTCGTCCGACAAATAGATAGTATCTGTCCGACATGAACACTCCACTTAGATGCCGGAGGATTACTTTGAGTACGGGACCGTGCGGCTATCAAGTGATCGACGACCCTCGCGAGGTCTTTTCCATCGAGAAGGCGAAGGCGTCGAAGTCATCGACTGAGGACCCGACGACTCAGGACCGCCTTCCGAGGACGAAGGTGCCCCGCCTTGTGCGCGACCAGATGAGGACGAAGAAGCGCACGGTGCCCGAAGTCAGCTACGAACTGCTCTACGAGGTCGCCGAGAAGTCGTACATCGCGAGGATGGTCATCTGGGCGATCGTCAGGGAGTGCACGAGGAAGACCGTCGAGGGGCTGAAGACGTTCTGGGACTTCTATCCCAACTTCGCGCTCAAGTGCACGGCGTGCGGGGCTGAGTTTCAAGAGGAGATCGAGGCGTGCTACTGCGGGAGCACGACCTTCAGGGAGGCGGACTCGAAGCAGCTCGACGACATCAAGGCGCTGTTCGCAAATCCGAACGTGACCTATACTTTTTCAGACATAGTCAAGCGGTGCATCTACGACGCGCAGGTCGTGGACGACTGGTTCATCTCGATAGGATATGACTACACGCACGACATCCCGAGGCAACTCTGGTACGAGGACCCGAGGACGATGGTCATCTGCGCCGATGACTTCGGCATGCTCGGCAACGACGAATGGTTCTGTCCGATCCACACGAGGATGAACCCCGAGGTCAGCTACGGGCCGGACAAGAAGACCTGCCCGGAGAAGACCGTGATCAACGGGAAGGCGCAGCCGTGCGGGGCGCAGCTCGTGCAGACGTCGTACCTGCAGATGATCGACGGCAGGGTGACGGCGAGGTTCGCGAAGGACGAGATGGTGCACGGGACGACCTACGCGACCGGGACGAGGCTCTTCGGCAACTCGCCGCTGAGGTCGCTGATCATCGCGATCGCGACGCACATGGCGATCGACAACTACGGGTACGACGCGTTCACGATGCAGCGCGAGCCGAACTCGGCGCTCATCTTCATGGGGACGAACCAGGACAGCGTCGACCGGACGGCGGAGAACTTCAGGGAGGCGCGCATGTTGAACCCGCAGGCGCAGCTGTGGCTCGGGCTTCAGGAAGGGCAGACGCTCAACTACGTGAAGATGCTCGACAACATCACCAATGCGGGGACGATAGCCGAGCGGGAATACTACCAGAAGGTCTTCTGCTCGGTCTACGGTGTCAGCCCCATCTTCGTCGCGATAGAGACGCCGGGAAGGCTCGGCAACTCCAACGATTTCCAGATACATGTCCAGAACAACACGACCGAGGCGAATCAGGACCAGATGGCCGAGCAGATCAACAGGGACCTGCTCCCGCTCTTCGGCGTGACCGACTTCCATTGGGACTTCACCCCGTGCGAGCCGGACGACATCAAGCTCAAGGCGGACATCCTCAACGCGCAATCTATCGCCGCTAAAACCGCGGTGGATGCCGGGTTCGAAGTGACATGGGACGACGAAGGACCGCACGTAATGAGCGCCAAAGATACATCTATTGTGCAACGCGAGAGAATGAAATCTCTCGTCATACAATCGCTCGGATTCGCTGGGGCGGAAATGCAGATAGACCCCGCTCTCTTCAGTGGTATATCAATCACAGGATGGAGGCAAATTGGAGGAGGCATCGGTGGCAATAACGGGGCGCCATCCGCACCCAACGGTCCGAGTGCGGCAAGCGCCCCATCATTCTCCGATCAGGTGGCGAGCATATACAGCGGGAAGATGAGCCCGAGGGCGCCGGAGTCGGCGGCGGGCGCGAGGACGCTCGAGGACGACTTCTACGCGAACGCGGCGGGGGCGTACGAGGCTTCGATCGACAGGGTGATAAGCAGGATAGGCGCGGGCATGTCGGGCGCAGAGGTCAAGGCTCTGATCGACTCGGAGATGAGCACGCTCGACGTCAAGCTGAGCAGGCGGGCGAGGACGTTCGTCGAGGCGGTCTACAGGAAGGGACTCGATCAGGCGGCGAAGGACGCGCACATCAAGATCGCGTTCGACGCGAGGGACGAGGACGCGGTCGACTACCTGATGACGAGGTGGTCCGGCGTGACGACGACTCTGCCGGAGTTCACTCAGGCGAACAGGGACAGGTTCTCGGAGATCATCGAGGGCGCCTACAGGGATCCCGGCAAGTTCAATCTTCAAGACATGACTAAGCAGATGCGCGAGGCGAGCGAGGCGGAGAGGTTCAAGCTTGAGCGCATAGCGAGAACTGAGACGACCGTCATCAGCAACAACGGGCGGATGAACGGGTACCTCAAGGCGCCGGGATATGCCGACATGAAGTACTCGTGGTCGTGCGCGCCGGACGCGTGCGAGCGCTGTCAGGAGATCGCGGGCATGGGTCCGATGAGCGTCGAGGAGCTCAGGCAGCTGACGGCGGGCTTCTGCGTGCACCCGAACGACAGGTGCACCCCGATTCTGGAAGTGGAGGGGATGCGGTGACGATCGAGGTCGAGTGGGACACGAAGGACGTTGAGATTTTTCTCAGCAATCTCGAAGCGGGCATCCCGGACGCGATCGGCGAAGTCCTAATCTCCCTCGGAGAGGCGACCTTCTCGTGGTCGCAGGACATCGTGCACGTCGTCACGGGCAACCTGAAGAAGTCGGGCGGCAGGGCGAGGACGGCGCAGATGGAGTTCACGATTTTCTACACGTCGCCGTACGCCGGGTACGTCGAGTGGGGCACGAGCAAGATGAGCCCGAAGCCGTACCTGCGTCCGGCGTGGGCGATAGTCAGGGGGAAGGCGAGGGCGATCGCGAAGGCGGCGCTGGAGAGGGTCATCAGGGAGGCGAAGTGAATGGCGAAGGATTCGGACACGCTGGGCAAGATGACCGTAACGGAGTTCCTGAAGTACAGGTGCCCGGAGTGTGCGCACTTCCTCATCCTGCACCCGGATCTCAAGCACGTGTGGGTCGTGAGGATGACATCGCCGTTCGGGGAGTTCAAGTCGGAGCACATCGACCAAGAGAAGACGCTCGAGAAGTACGGGTGATCAAGATGCCGATTAACGGGGAGACGGAGGGCAAGACGCTGATCGAGAGAGCAGCGGAGACGCCACACTCGGTCGGCTACTCGTGGAAGGTCGCGTTCGCGGTGAAGGCACTCGGAGGGACGGCGGACAGCGAGCACTTCTACATAGTCGGCGACGCGAGCGTCGAGATGGTCGACGGGGAGGGCGACATCATCACCGTCGCGGCCCTGCAGAGCGGGCTCGAGCAGCTACTCAGGAGAGGACGCATATCGTTCGCGCCGCCGGGCATGGGTCACACGGACATCCTCGTCGGGGAGATACTCGACGAGGTCACGGTCAACGGGCAGGTCTACAGGACGGAGGTCAGGGACGGCGCCCTGAAGTTCGTCGGGGACGTCTGGAAGGACTCGAACGCGTGCAGGCACGTCCGCGAGGGGATACTCGAGGGGACGTACGACTCGCTGTCGATCAGCGGGGAGGCCCTGAGCCGCAACCAGTTCTGCGACGACAAGGGATGCTACACGACGATCAACCAGATGGACCTGTCGGCGGTCGCGATATGCGAGGAGGGGATGAACCCCGCCGCCAAGTTCACGCTCCTTAAGGCCGCGAAAGCGACCGATGCGAAGGAGACGACCGACAAGGGGGGACCAACCATAGACGAGAAGGTCGAGAAGAAGGACGCACCAGTCGAGTCGGCGGTGGAGCAGAAGCCGGAGCTGAAGGCGGTCGAGCCGATCGTCGAGACTCCCGAGACGAAAGTCCCGGAGGTCGCGAAGGAAGAGCCGAAGCCCGAGGCGAAGGTCGAGGCGAAGGCGGACGTGCCGGCGGACAAGCCGCAGGACGCACCGCCGGAGCAGGCGCCACCGCAGGGAGGCGAGCCCGCGAACGCGGACGAGGCGACCATCCAGGCCGTGCTGAAGAACATGGCGGCCAAGGTTGACTCGCTCACTCAGTCGGTCGCGACGCTTACCGCTCAAGTGGCTGCGATCCAGCAAGGGAAGGGAGGGGCCGCCGCCCCGGAGGCACAAAAGGCCGCCGAGCCGGCGATTGAGAAGAAGACCGAAATGCCCGAACCATTGCCCAAGAAAACCTTGGTCAAGGAAGCGGGCGGATCCCAGTGCGCGGCACCAAAGAGGGCGGCATGGGAACAGTTCGGCGAGAAGGTCAAGAAGGCCGGTGGCTTTACGAAGATCGCCTCGACCGAGCTCGGGAAGAAGAAGAGGGAGGTGAGGTAGATGGCTTACGGGAACGTCGTTGATTTCATCAACGGCTACTACGAGGACACCTACGGGAAGGACGTGCTGCACCTCGAGGACGTGCTGCACAAGTCGGACGACCCTGCCATCTCGAGCGACACAGGAATGGGGACGAAGGTCGGGGGCGCAATCTTTTACGCGCTCGTGTACGACGCTCCGATATTCTCCATGCTGCCGCACGAGGAGTTCAAGGTCGAGAAGGTGAAGATCGTCACCACGGACTCGGCGACCACGGCGGGCATATCTGAAGGCGCGGCGAACGTCGACAGCGACTGTCCGGTGTTCGCAGAGTTCACGATCGCCGAGAAGGAGATCGAGAGCAGGTGGCAGTTCACCGACAAGGCGGAGAGGGCGGCAAGGCACAGGCCGGACGGAGTCACGAACGCTGACTTCGCGGAGTACTTCAGGAAGTGGCACCCGAGGGCGATCGACGTCATGCTGATGAAGGACAGCAACACGCTCGCAGGGTACAACTTCGAGTCGCTCGACAGGATCGTGTCGAGCTACGCGGAGATCACCGGCGACGGGTACCACGCGGGCGACAGCGACCCGTGGACGGAGTCGGTCTCGAGCATCAACAGGGACTCGGCCGCGAGCCCGGTCTACGACTCGCAGGTGCTGGAGTACGACTCCACCCCGCAGGCGCTGACCATCGCGAAGATCGAGGAGCTCATCGAGACAACGAGGAGCTACGGGGCGAACCCCGACAGGCAGGTCTTCGTGACGGGGCAGGACACCTACAGGGTGTGGAAGAGCCTCGTGAGCCCGAACCAGAGGTTCGGCGAGTGGACCGGCGAGAAGAGCGTCGTCAACGGCATCCAGAGCGCCGGAGGCGCGGCCGGGGGATTGACCCTCAGGTCGTGGGACGGGGTTCCGATCGTCGTGACGGACACGGCGCTCATGCCGAAAGAGGCGAACGAGAAGAGCAGGATATTCCTGCTCGACTTGGAGAACGTCGCGTTCTGGCTGAGCATGCCGACGACCGTCTACACGTCGGACAACAGGATCGCGAACGACTTCCTCGGAGTCGACAACATCGTCGTAACCGCGGGAGAGCTGGCGTGCACGAAGTTCTGCTCGCAGGGCAAGATCAGGGACATACTCTGAGCCATCGGGCTTCCTGAGGGGGAGAAAACGATGGCAAGAGTACAGGCGCAGAACGCGTGTCCCATCTTCGGGAGCAGCGAGGGCGCTTACCTCGCGAACAGCGTGCGGGTCGGGGCGCAGGGGGACGCGCTCGGCATCTCGATAGCTGCCGACGTGGACGGGAACACGAACTCCCTGATCGGCGTCTATCCTGAGCTGAAGGCGGCGGACGCGATCCTCGCAGCGGCGGCGGTCGTGACGGGCTTCTACAGCAGGATGCTCGTCAACAAGGCGCAGACCAACGACTCGTCGATATTCGGCGCTGAGTTGCAGTGCCGGGTGAAGGCGAACATGGGCAACGGCGTCCATGCCGGCGCGTGGTGCTACTGGGAGCAGTCGGGCACGGCGACGTGCACGGGAGAGGACGCGGCCGTTGCATGTGCGGTCGAGAGTGCGGCCGGACTGACGGCGACGCAGCTGTCCGGGGTGCAGATCGGCTCGTCGGTGCACGCGAGCGCGACCGTGACGAACTTCTCGGCTGTCAGAGTGCAGACGGGCACGAGTGCGAAGCCGTTCGACTACCTCATCGACGTGGCCTCGGGCGGGGCGCCCGCGGTGGCGTTCGCGAGGTTCACGGCGGTGGCGAACGTGATCAACACGACCACGACCGTATCGACCACGCAGGCCGGGTACATACTGGTCAAGGTCGGCACGGTCTCGAAGCACATCCCGCTGTACAGCGTGTGAGCGAACTGACATGATCGAAGACAAGGAAGTCGTGGAGATGACGCCCGACCAGTTGCAGGACGCGATAGCGAAGGCGCAGCCGAAGATGAGGCAACTCATCATCGAGACGGACGGGCAGATGGTCAGCATCGCGAAGAGCGAGCTGACGCCGCTCGAAGTGAGAGCGGTGTGCCAGATGCTCCTCGACCAGGGCAAGAAGTAAACAACAACGCAGCGAAGGGCGGACTTTAAGGCGCCCCTCGAAACGCTTTCAAATCACGATCAACGAGGGAGGCAGAACGAGATGACAGCACAGATAGCCACCTATACGGTGAGCGATAACAGGGGCATGCCGGGAGGGCTCTGCACGGTCTACGTCAAGTGGACGAGCGCCAGCACGGGCGGCGGGACGGTCTCGCTTCAGATCACGGAGTTGCTCAGCGGGAAGATCATCGAGCTCGTCACGAATCCGGGGGCGACGGCGCCGACGGACAACTACGACATCACGCTGGTGTCGAGCCTGAGCGGGCACGACCTGCTCGAAGGGAACGGCGCCGACAGGGACACGGCGAACACGGAGCAGACGCTCGTCTTCATGGAGAGGACGATCGGAACCAACGTGTACGGCGACAACCCCGCGATCAACGAGGCCGGGGCGGTGTTCACCATCGCGGCGGCGGGCGGAGAGAAGATCGGCGAGGCGTGGATAATCATCCAGTGAGCTGAGTAAGGAGAGCCGGGACGATGGCGACGAACACATGGAGTCCCACTTCGGGGAACAACTGGAGCACCGATGCCAACTGGTCACTCGGGCATAAGCCTACTACTGGCGAAGACGTTACGTTCGACCATGCGGTTTCTGATGGCAACTGCACGATAGACGAAGCGACCGCCACACTCGCGACTTTCGGTCTATTGACGGGGTACTTGGGTACAGTCACTAACGCGGCGAACGCGCACGTCACCACGACCTCGGACATAACCATCTCATCGGGTACGACGACCTCCAGAACCGACTGCATGTGGACTTGCGGGGGGAGCTTCTTACAGACTGGTGGAACTATAACACAATCCGTTCTTAGCATCACATTTTCGGGTTCTGGTAAAAGCATAACATGTTCGGTCAGCGGTAATGCGTTCTATAATTTGATTTTCAACGACGATACGACAATTGTTAGCACAGTTCAGGCCGTTCATGATTTGACCGTTTCCACTGGTAAACTTGTGACCGTGAGTTCAGGTAAAATATTGTATTGGAATCCAACCGCGACTTCGACATATACTAATCTCGGTGCATTAGGCGGACTTGGAACTCTTGAACTCTATAGTGATGCTGGGTCGGCTAATAAAGTCGTGACTTTTGGAACCGTGAACGTCCCCGTTCTCATATATGGGCAGGGAGGAATACCGGCAGACCGCGCGATAACGCTCGGCGCAAACACAGTGTTTGGCTCGACTCTCAATATCAATTCTGCTCACGCTTCTCGCACGATGTCCCTTCTCGCCGGAGCCAGCAACTATCAGCTTCAGGTCGCAGGGCTGGCAACGGTCGGAGCGACCGGGGTGGTGGCGCAGGGCACGGGCAAGTTCCAATACGACGGGGGCTTCCTCGTGAACGGCGCCGGCAACGGGTACACGCAGACGGGGACGATGCTCGACACGGTCGTCAACGGGACGATGCGGGTGTCGACGGACTTCGCTCCGACCGGGAGCTGGAGGGTGAGGCACCTGATAGTGGACGTGACGAAGACGCTGACGATAGCGGCGGGGCAGATCATCAGGTACAATTCGATAGCGAACGCCGGCACGATAGCCGGGGCGGGGCGGGCGGAGAGATGGATCGACAAGAGGCCGAGGCCGAGGGCGAGGAGATGCTGAAATGAGCAACACCATATCGAACGATCCGAACGTGATCACACTCAGGGTCAGGGGAGCGAACGGTCAGGCGACGGACATGTTCGTCGTCGAGAAGTACGACGGGACGGACGTCTTCGTGGTCGACAAGGACGGGAATGTGACGACGGCCCTCGACGTGAGGGGCACGAGCTACGTCGTCTGGAAGAGCGGGACGACATGTTACGCAAAGAACGGGTCGAACGGAGGCATAACGTCGTCAAGCACGAGCATCGCGACGGTGCTCACGGCGGTCATCGCCGACATCTCGGCGGGCGGGAAGATCCTCGTCAGGAACGGCGCATACTCGGAGGCGGTCGCGACGCTTGTCACCATCAACAAGGCGAACGTCACGATCGAGGGCGAGGACAAGCTCGCGACGGTCTTCACGAACGTCAGCTTCAGCGTCGGAGCGAACGGCGTCACGCTGAGGAGGTTCACCGTCACGGGCACGGTGGCGTCCGCGGGCACGGCGATCAGCGTGGGCAACACGCGCAACGACGCGACCTTCGAGGACGTGCGGGTGCAGACCCTCACGAGCTGCCTCTCGGCCTTCGGGCTTGGCGGCAACTGCGCGAGGATCAGGTACACGCGCTGTGAGGCGATCGACATCGACGGCTTCGGATTCTACAACGTCTCCGACCACGGCACCGACGTCTTCGAGGACATCTGGTACGAGGGATGCCTCGCGAAGAACTGCGGCAGCGCGACATCGAACGCGTGGGCAACGGGTTACGACTTCTCGGAGAACCCGACGCTGAAGAACTGCTTCGTCAGCAACTGCAGGGCGGAGGGATGCTGGGAGTCGGGCTTCCACATAGAGCCGACCGTTCGGGAAAACGTCGTCATCTCGAACTGCACCTCGGAGGGAAACGGGCAGAAGCCGGGGTTCACATTCGGCTCGGGATTCTGCGTCTGCGGCGACATCAGACTCACCGGCTGCCATGCGAAGGACAACCTCGGGTCGGGGTTCTACTTCACGAACGACGTCGCTAATCACGCGGGCACGTTGATCATCGAGGGATGCGACGACGACGGCAGTGTCACCGGCATAAGCACACCGGGAACGACCGGCGGGCAGACCTTCATCAACGACTTCGTCTCCATCGGCGCGGGAGAGCCGATACACATTCTGTCGGGCAAGAACATCCACGTCGAGAACCTGAGGGCGATCGACCCCACCGGCGGGAACGTCGGGTCGGAGTACTGGTTCGCGATGCTCGGCTCGACCTCGTACCCGTGCGTGGACTGCGATTTCGATGTCCACCTGTCGTGCGACGATGCGCTCACATACGGCATCTACATGGGGCAGGGGACGAGGGTCAGGTTCAGCGGGCACCTGCAGGTCCCGAACGTCACGGAGTGCGCCCTGCTAATCAACGGCGGGACGGACATCGACGTGACCGACTTCAAGATAGAGACCCTGGTCAACATGGGCGTCTACGTCAAGAACGGCACGAGCTGCGCTCGGATAAAGGTGGCTCGGGGCCATCTCGTCGACTCAGGCGGGGCCGCCCTAATCGGCATCAAGGGGCAGACGGCGGGCAACGTGGCGGTCGAGCGCGAGACGACCCGGCTGACCGGTTTCGTGACCGGCTTCACCGGCTGCAAGTTCGACGAGAACGCGGGGAAGTCGACGGGGACGGGGGCGGAGCAGACGATCGCTCACCTGCTCACGGTCGCCCCGACGATCGTGATGCTCTCGAACACGACCGCGCTCGGTTGCCCGCCCTATCAGAGCACCGCCGCCGATGCGACGAACATCTACGTCACCGGAGTCAATGGCAAGCCGTTCGCATGGGAGGCGAAGGTCTGATGTCGGCCAGTCTGGACCTGAACGGCACGACCCACACGATAGCGGTGGATGCCTCGGAGACGTATTTTCAGGTCAAGGACACGAGCGCGCTGAAGAACGGGACGCTGGTCATTCAGGCGGGGGCGAAGCTGCTCTTCGACGACGCGCTGGGGTCGGCGGGGGAGTCGCCCGGGTTCGCGGCGGACTGGGTCGGGACGCTCACGATCACGGGGACGGCGGCGAACCCGGTGGAGATCGCGTCCGTCGACGACATCCCGCACCACAAGTGGACGATAGCGCTCGGCGTCAGCGGGACGTGGACGCAGGTCAGGATCAGCGGCAACGGGGCGTACTCGACGACCGGGGCCGTCATCCACAACACGGTGGTCTTCGGGTACGACACGTACTGCGGCGTCGACGACGTCAGACGGCTCACGGGCATCACCGTCGCACAGGTGTCGGACGCGGACGTCTCGGCGCTGATCGACATGGCGAAGGAGGAGATCAACGACTTCACCGGGAAGGAGTGGCTGACCGGGACGGTCGTCAACGAGGAGCACGACTACGCGGGCGGGGGATCCGTCCACCTCGACAGCTTCCCGGTGCAGAGCATCACGACGCTGCAGTATCGCGGCGGGGCCGTGTGGAGCACCAAGACGCAGGGAGCGGAGAGCGATTACTATGCCTCGCCCGAGGACCTGAGGAAAGGCATCGTCAGGCTGCTCAAGGAGCCGTCCGAGGACCGTCAGGCGGTCAGGGTCACGTACATCTACGGCGAGCCGGTCATGTCGGGGAAGATAAGGAAGCTCTGCGCGGCGATCGCGGGCAGGGACGCTCTTCTCTCGACGACGCTGCCGCAGAAGGCGAGCGTGATCGACAAGCGGTTCGAGCTTCTCGGCGAGACCATCAAGAGTCTCAAGGGGCAGCTCGCTCCCATCAGGCCGTGGATCGGCGACAACGCGGACGAGTACAGGTACGGCAGCCGGAGCAGGGGCTTCACCGGGAGGACGATATGAGCAGCGTCAACGACCCGGCGCAGGCGATCGCGACGGTGCTGCTCGCGGGGTGGTCTACCGCGACCGGTGGGCTCAAGCCGAACATCGACAAGGAGTGGTACAGCGCGATCCACTCGAAGGTCGCGACGAACGACGGGCGCACGAGCGAGATAAGGCACGTCAGCGTCAGGGAGATCGCGGCGTCGCATGTCGTGTCGGGAGGGCTCGTCGAGACGGTGACGAACGAGCTGCAGATAGACATCTGGGCGGCGACGGACGCCGCCGCGAGGCAGATGAGGGACGAGGTGAAGAGGATCCTGCGGGCGGAGGCGAACGACCCCGCGACAGGGATCCAATTCGTCACAGGCACGTCGTGGAGGGACTCGTCGGCGATCGACGAGGGCGACCAGCTATATCGCTACTCCGCCACGATTGAGCTCGAATACGAGGAGGCGTGAGAAGGATGGAAATAGAACTGATAGCGCTGACCGCGGGCGCGATCGCGGGGGCACTCGGCGGGGCACTCTATTGGATTGTCCCGGCGCAGGACGAAACGGTCGAGCCGGACAGCATGCTCAAGAAGAGGATCGTCGCAGGCGCGATAGTCGGCGCGATGGCGAGTCCGATCCTGATGAGCTTCGCGCTCGGTGTGGACTACGCGACGATGGCCGCTCTGACGGGCATCATGCTCGCGGGTTACGGGGCTATCGACACCTTGAAGGCGCTCCTTGGGAAGTTGAGGAGCTGAGAGGGGGGATCGACGTTGAAGATGCAAGACAAGAAACTCATGGACAGGATGGAGAAGTACAGCAAGATGCCGGACCATGACATACTCATCCTCAACGTCGCGATGACCGAGCAACTCGGCGACGTGTTGCTCGACGAGGGGGGCATCTGCGACAAGGTGCAGGTGCTCGCCGAGGACAACGTGGCGATGAAGACCTACTGGAAGATAACCGCCACCATACTCATACTCATGGTTCCCGTGATCATCGGGATCGTGTGGGACTTGATGCACTGAAGGAAGGAAGGACATGACAATACTGGGATCGGAGGTCAAGAGGGCCTACTGGAGCGCGGAGACGAGCTACGGGGTCACGACCACGGCGGCGCTGAAGGCGCTCGGCGATGTGTTCGACGTGAGCGGGAACATCAACCCGAACCCCGAGGAGGACTCGATCGAGAACCGGGCCTACTCGAAGGTGGGGTTCGGCGTCAACGAGGCGAGCTTCTCGCTGAAGGCGAAGGTGTGGCTGAGGTCGGGGACGACGTTCGTGCCGGAGAACTTCTGGGCGCTCTACCCGCTGGGAGAGACGACCGGGAGGGCGACGGACGGGAGGCTCGACAGCTTCTCCTTCGTGACGAAGAAGACGTCGGGAGGCGTGGACTACTACGCGCTCTGGAACGGGTGCATGGTGGACTCGCTGACCATCTCGGCGCCGGGCGTCGGGAAGGCGATCATCTACGAGCTCGGGTGCAAGGCGCAGTACTGCACGAGGAGCACGACGAAGGCGTTCACGGGGATCCAGACGATAACGGTCGGGGCGGACCCGACGCTGCCGACGACGGACTACGACAGGTGGACGGGGACGCTGCCGACGATCGACTACGGGAGCGGGGCGGCCGACATCGCCGGCGTCATCGACTGGAGCATGTCGATCAAGAACGGGCTCTCGGCGGAGTGGTACAAGAAGAGCACGACCTACTACGTCGCGGAGGCGCACGACGAGGGTGGGTTCGAGTGCGACGTCGAGATCAACAGGTGGCACAGGGACGAGACGCACCTCGCGCAGATGCTCGCGAGGGTGACGACGGGGATCACGCTGACGCTGCCGATCAACGGCAAGACGTGGACGCTCTCGGGCGGCTACATGCCGGGCGGGGCGATGCCGGACCAGAAGAGCGGGAAGGACCCGCTGAAGGAAACGATCAAGCTGAAGTTCAATGCCATAGCGATCGCGTGAGGTGGAAGATGACAGGGGAACAGCTGCCGCCTCTCCCGATGGAGTGGCACGAGAACCCGAACGACGTGATCGAGTCCGAACTCGTCGACGTGCGCCCGATCATGCAGGCGCAGTCGATGGTCGCGGCGGTGAAGACCTCGAAGGGAAAACTCCTCTTCAAGAAGATGAGGAGCCCGAGGCACCGCGCAGTCATGGCGAAGTTCGGCGCACTGCTCGCGGAGATAACGCAGATGCAGTCGAGGGTGCTCCCGCTGATCGAGAAGCCCGACGAGGAGAAGACGATCGACGACATCGCGCTCCTCGCGGACTTCATGGACAAGGGCAGGCCGTACAGCGAGGAGATGGTGTTCCAGAGCCTCTTCAGGCCGCAGATGGACAGGGACACGTTCGACGCGATGCTCGACGCCTTCGATGAGAAGGAGCGGCAGCAGATCATGCTCGCGGTCGCGAGGATATACGCGCCGACGGAGGCGGAGAAGGAAGCGGTGAAGAAGATCGTGAGGCTCGCGAAGGACTACGGTATCCCGCCCTTCCCCGGTGTGAAGAGCATCGAGGACGCGACACTCGAGCAGATGAATATCATGCAGGAGAACTCGAACGATGAGGCGAGGGAACTCCAGAAGATGCTGAAGTGAGGGTAACAAGATGGCAGGCGGAGACGCTGAGGCGAGGCTGATTCTGAGAGGGGTCGATGAGAACGCCACCTCGACCATCAGGAACGTCAACAAGGAGACGAGGAGCCTCACGAGCCAGTGGAAGGAGCTCAAGAAGGACTCGCTGGAGTCGAACATCGCGTGGATCAAGTCGTCGCAGGCGCTGCATCAGGTGAGCGCCGGGCTCAACATGGCCGGCAACTCGATGGAGCGGCTCGGGCTGCTGACGAAGGACCAGGCCGCGGCGATGAACACCGGGCTCGCGATCATGAACCTGTTCGTCGGGGCGGCGATGGCCATACAAGGCATCATAGCGCTCGTCAACGCGCTGAAGACCTCCACGATCGCGCTCACGATAGTCCAGGCGCTGCAGACGGGGCTGATACCTTTCATAGGCCCGGCGCTCGTGATCGCGGCGATAGCGGCCGCGGCAGGGGCCGCCATCTTCCTCGCGACGGCGCAGACGTCGCCGGGGCAGAGCAGGACGGTCACCGAGTCCGGGCCGGTCTACGCGCACAAGGGCGAGTCGATCGGTAGGGTGTCGCAGCCGGGGAGAGCAGGTGGGGGCTTCAACATCACGATCCAGACGGGGGCGCTCGACATAGGGAGCTTTTATGACCGAAGGGACCTCGAGAAGAGGATCAGCAAGGCGGTGAACGGATGACGGCATACACGAGGAACGCATCGGGGACGTGGGCGGAGACGACGAAGTGGACGCCGAACGGGACGCCGGTGACGGGCGACACGGTCGCCGTAACGACCTACGCGGTGCAGGTGTCAGCGGACATAGCCTTCAAGTCCGTCTATGTCCACACGGGAGGAACTCTCACAGTGGACGCCGGCGTGGACATGATCATGGATGACCACGCGGACGCGTATCTCCTCGTGGCGTCGACGGGGACGATCGCGGTCAACGGGACGTACGCGAGCCCGGTGACGCTCTCGCCGCCGTCCTCGCCGCCGACGAACAAACTCGACGTGAGGATATGTAGCACGACATCGACCATCGCGCACTTCCACATCAGCGACGTGCAGGTGGCGATCGGGAAGACGGGGACGGACTACATCGGGGTCACGAGGACGCCGAGGATCGGAAACCTTCAGAGGTCGCCGCGGATCGACTCAGACCCATGCCTCGGGAGGTATCGGGGCAGAGTCCATTACAAGGGCAACGAGTCCGGGATCCTCGACGTCGAGGGGACGTGGCGCGTGTCGGAGCTGCAGTGGGAGTACGTCGACGAGATGAAGGAGGCGGGGACGACCGGCTTCTTCGTGTCGCAGTACGTCCAGATGCCAAACTGCAAGATCCTGTCGCATGAGATCGCGCCGTCGGACACGGACTACAGGAAGTACACGCTGACGCTGATCGAGGACGAGTGAGCGCATGAGCGACGAGCGCTTCGAGCTACAGGTCGCCACCGTCTCGGGGAAGTACCCGGGCGAAACTTCTTCCAACACGCTGACCTTCGCATACTCCACGGACGCGTCGAACAGGATCATGGACTACTCGCTCTTCAAGGCGGAGGGCTACTCGAAGCGGCTGACGGTTCAACTGAGGAACCGCGACGGGGAACTCGTCGGCGGGACGTACAGCGCGGCGCTCGGGACGGGGAACCTCGTCACGGGGCTGCAGGTCGACTTCTACGACTACCCGACGAGCACCGGCGCGAAGACCCTGCAATTTCACGGGAAGATCGCCGAGGTCTCGCAGGAGGAGGCGGGGCTGATCGAGATATTCTGCGTCTCGGAACTCGCCGCGATCGAGGAGCTCTACCGGGAGGCGTACTACGCGGACACGTACCGCGAGGAGTATCAGGTCGCGCAGCGCGAGTTGGCGTGGCCGATCGCGCTCGACGGCGATGCGGACTGGGTGTCGCCGCCGTTGATGGCCGAGGCCGTGATCAAGAAGGAGCAGGGAATATTCGCCGAGATCGTGATCGCCGACGGATATTATCAGATGCTGGCGGTGGACACCATCTTCTCGCAGCCGTTCCCGAACAGGTCGAACTGGGTCAGCATGATGTACATGAAGATGAAGGGCGGGCCGACCAACACCGCGACCATCAGGGTGAGCATCCAGAAGATCGACGTGGCGACGGGGTTTCCAGACGGGGTGAACGTCTGCTATCAGGATTTTGGGCCGTATACCGACGACACGGACAAGTTCAACTACTTCACTCCGGACCTCGACACGGTCGGGCACCCCCTCGTGTGGGCGGACAAGTTCGACACGAATCAGGGATACGCCGTCATCATCAGGCCGGTGGGCGTCACGACGACGGTAGACATATCGGTCGGGACGGTCGCGGCGGGATGGAATCTGCACGCTCAGGCGTCGGTGGGGGGAGTGTTCGCGGAGCAGACCTTCTCGCTCGCACCGTTCATGGTGTGGTACAGCGAATGGACCGATATGGACCTCGACGAGGCATACGACGCGCCGGTCGGGAACATCGGTTTTTCAGGGGTCAAGATGCGCGACAAGGCGCCGGACGGGGACTCGTCGGTGCACATCGCGAGGGGTTGCGCGACATACTTCTACGGCACGGTCGACGTGCACCTCATCATGGAGAACCTGATCAGTTTCGGGTGCGCGAGTGCCTTCGTCGATCCGGCGGGAGGGAGCGCGGTCGGGATATACAGGACATCGGGGAAGTCGATGATCGAGTGCCTCCATCAGCTCTGCGACCGCTTCAGCGTCGGCAGCGTGAGGACGCAGGCGACCGTCTTCGACAATTATAACGCATCCACGCACGCCGCGAGCGTCTACGTGCTCGACAAGTACAACACGACGACCGACTCGGCTGTAGCGACCTTCACGGACACGGAGGCCGACGACACGAGGAGGATCGTCGCGAGCGCCCTGAAGAAGGACTCGGCGCTGAAGATCAACACGGTCGAGGTCGTCGGGGAGTCGAACAAGAAGCCGGTCTTCGCTCAGTCCGTCGACTGGGCGAGCAGGGCTGAGATCGGCCCGGTGGTCTACAAGGTGTCGGACAAGAACATCGCGAGCTACTCGGAGTGCAGGAGCGAGGCGCAGAGGATCAAGGACTCGCTTAATAGGACGGACTGGGAGGGCGAGATCACGGTGCACGGCTGCTACTCGGACCTCGTCGACATGACGGCGGGGACGACCGGGCAGGTGCGCGGCGGGAATATCGTCGAGCTCACCATATCGACGCTGCACGTCTCCGCGCAGAAGTTCAAGGTGCGATCAGTGACGACGACGCCGGGGAAGACGGTGATCGCGGTCACGAGCTACGACTTCACGAAGGAGCAGGACATCGAACTCAGGAGCAGCAGGTCGCTGATGGCGGAGAACTTCGTCGCGGACCTCGACGCGCTTAAGGAAATATACGTGCCGGTGCGGGAGGCGTCGGCATTCACGACGGCGACGGTCTACATGGTGCTCGCGACGGCGGACGGGATCGCTCTGCCGGGGCAGACGAGGGTGCTCTGCACGAAGACGGCGGACGGAATCTACAACGTCTACCACGCGACGTTCGAGCCGATGAACGCGTGGACGGTCTCGGGGACGAAGTGCGGGAGGATCGTGTTCTACGCGGCGGCGTCGGGCGGATCATCGATACAGGACACCATCCTGACAGACGCAGAGCAATTCTACAAATTGAAGGTGAGTCGCGTGTCGGTCGACGCGTTCTTCAACCAGACCTAAATCGTAGCAGACTATATATAAGACATTAGTTATTTAAGATTCATGAAGAGCTCGGATGACGAAACGCAAAGGGAGTCAAACCCATCTAATCAAGAGAGCCCGAGTTCTTCATGCGGATTCTCAGATGGGACCTCCCACCAATCATTTTCACAACATGAGACGGATAGGATAGAAGCGACGGAGAAGGGACCTGAACCGTTCGAAGTATCTCCGGAAATAGAAGGGCCCAGAAGCGACAGCGGACCTCGTGCCGGTACGGAGGCAACGAGTCAAAAAACGAGGTGTGTCGCCCGGACTTATCAGACTTCAGTGCACCGGATAAAGGAAACCCCTCTGAATAATCGACGGGTAGAAGAGCTCCGCTATGGCTCGTCGTCGTGCTTCCTGTCCGCCTCACCCAGTTCACGATCACCACAAAGGAAGGGACGGTTCGCCATTTCCTCCATTAGTAATTCGAACCACCCACAAGTTTTTCGAACGAAAGGAACCGCGCCCTTCCACCAAACAAGAGAGGCCGACCGAGACATTCTGACAGGACGCACATCTCTTCGGAACGGTCCGGCCTCTCGCCCAGATTCATTTCTCAGAGGTGTAGCGACATGAACGGAAACAACAAGAGCGACCTCGCAGGCGGGACAGTGGTCAAGCCGAGATACATCGAGCACGAGAACGCGAAGGAGTTCGTCCTCAGGCAGGACGACGGGACCGTGATATACATCAGCAACCGGAAGGCGGCGGCGAAGACGTTCATCACGATCGAGGACTCGAGGAAGGCGACGAAAGCGTCGATCGCCATCTCGCAGGAAGCTTTCGCGGAGCTCGCGATCGCGGTCGACAAGATGACGGGCGGGATCCTGCACAAGGACTGCCCGAACTGCGATAATTGCGAGAGGATCGACCCGGAGAACGTGCCGGAGTCCGGCGACGGGATGGGTGGCTGAGATGATCGCCGCCGTCAGGAAGATAGACCGCGCTATCGCGGAGAAGTTGGGCTGCCCCATCTGCCGGACGGTCGTCAAGGAACTCCCCGAGCAGATGGCGTTCTACATCAGTCCGGGCGACCACATCATCGGGAAGCACGAACTCAACGATATGCGGAAGAACGGGGTCGTGCTTCCATGATTCCAGATGAGAAGCTGATCGAGGGCAGGTACGTCGAGTTCTTCGACCAGAATCAGGCGCGCAGGTGGGGGCGCATCCTCAAGGCGATGCCGAGGGCCGGGGACTACATCGTCGGCATCTACGACCCTATGGCGAACTGCTACGGGACGCCGTTCCATCGGCAGCGCATCAAGCCGGAGAAGATCGTCGAGGCGCACGGCATGAGGAGGACGAGCAGCCCGTGGAGAGGGGGCGTCTTCGATGACAGCCTCCCGGAGGTAGGAGAGGACGAGCCGATGCTCGAAGCCCCGGAGGTGATCGCCGATGCTGCACGAGAAGACGCTTGAGGACTTCTACGAGGAGTTCGACGTCAAGCCGAGCGGCAGAGGCGTTCAGAGAGGCGCCTTCGCCGGGAAGATGGCGACCAAGATTTTCGCCCATGCGCGCTGCTCGCTGTGCGGGGTGCGCGTGGGGCGTGACGCGGGCGAGTGCCCGTACTGCGGAGCGCGGTTGACATGAGCGCCGACAAGGAGGCGCTGCAGGCTCTGATCGACGCGCTCATGAAGAGCGACGTCGGCGAACTCGTGCGCCGGGCGATCAAGGCCGAGACGGAGCGCAGCAGCGTCGAGTACGGGACGCCGGGCAAGGGCGGAGTCGTGAAGGTGTACGTCGACGCCGACGACCCGGTCGGTGCGAAGAGGAAGATCGACAACGTGATGCAGGCGCGCGACCACCTGATCACGAAGTACGAAGGGTCGCAGTAGGAGGACCGAACACGATGGGAGATAAGGATGGAGCGCCACAGGCGCAACAGGAGACGAGCCTCGCGAAGTTGGATCAAGCCGACTACGTCGAGATGGAGCGGAGGGACGAGCAGCAGATCACGCAGGAGCTCATGGGGCAGGTGGTCGAGGAGTGGGTGTACTACGTCGTTCGCAACGGCAAGAGGATCCCCAACCTCTCCTACGTCGGCATCAAGGGCATCATCCGCGAGATGGGCTGCGTAACGATCTCGGAGCCGACAGTCGTCGAGACGAAGGAGGGTTCGCTGCGGGGGCCAGGCTTCCGCGCGATGGTCATGGCGACCGATACGAAGACGAGGCTGCAGGTGCCCGGAGTGTCGTGGGCGTCGCTGTTCATCAAGAATAGTACCGCAATCGACGAGTTCGCCGAGCAGAAGGCTGTCAGCAAATCGGTCCGCAACGCGGAGGGGCCGCTGATCCCGGCGAAGATGTCGGCGAAGGTCATCGACAAATGGCTGCAGGAGCACGGCATCAAGCCGGAGCCGAAGGAATCCGCAGGGTTCAGAGGAGCGAAGCCGGTCAAGGAATCGAAGCCGATTCAGACGCCGGGCGGCAAGCCCGTATCGGATACGCCCCTGCAGGATGCCTTCAAGAAGGGCGACGCGATCGACGGCGACTTCAAGGATGCGTCGCAGGTCCCGAACCCGCCGAAGCAGGATGCCCCGAGGAAGGCGAGCGAGGCGCAGGTGAAGTACATCAAGGATCTGCTCGACGGCAAGTACGATACGACGAAGAAGATGCTCGCGAAGAACAAGGTCGCGAAGATCGAGGACATGAGCATCGAGCAGGCTTCCGAAGTGATCGATATGATGCATGAGCTCGACCGGGCGCGTGCACCCGAAGCCGTTTCCGGTGGAGGTTCGAAGTGAAAGGGAAGACCGCCCTTGAATTTTCTATTATGTATTATTTCTTGTAATATGTAATAGAAATATGACAGGTGGGATGGGATGGGATTGAATCGAAGAGGAAGGAAGAGGAGATATATAGACGGCGGGAAGCCGAGGACGTTCTATTGTCCCACCGAGTTGAACATCCTACTTGATTCCATCCCGAACGCCTCGGAGTTCGTCGTCAATGCCCTGCAGATAGCCTTCGGGTGCGCAGGCATCGAAGAGCTCGAACGTCAGAATATCACCCTCAACAAGGAGATCGCGGCGACCAAGAACCTTCTGTGCGACCTTGAGAGGCGCGTCGCCGAGGTCAGTCATCAGCGCATGATGATCCTCGAACAGCAGGCGAAGCAGGCCGACCTCAGATTGGCGCTGCTCGAAAAGACGAAGGGATACCTGCGGAGCAGGGCGACGATGAGGGACAAGCCCAGGATCGACGACAGCTACTCCCGCGCATGGCTCGAAGGCCAGATGCAGGAGATTTCTATCGCGGGGTTCAAGGGCATCGACGATTTCGTGCAGTACGTCACGAAGGTGAGCAAGTGAGGATGATCGAGAGGCGTACGGCCGCGGCAAGAACGCCGGACGGAGACTTTTCTGCGAAGGGTGCATCCCATCCAGACTTGTCGCTACACCACGCCGGTGCTGCCAAAGCGGCCGCCGCCTCGACGAAATAAGGAGGACCGAACAACATGGAAATTAATGCGTTGAAATGCCCCGAGTGCGGGGGGGAGATGAGCGTCCTCGTCCTGGGCGAGGAGACGACGATCGAGTGCCCGGAGTGCGGCTACGTCGTGCCGAAGGATGAGGTAGAGGAACGGCAACCGGACGAGCAACCCGGACCAGACCCCGAGGGAGGCGACGGGCCATGACCGTCGACGACTTGCCGAGGGTGATCAAGGAGCGGCTGATCAGGGACGACATCGAGAGCCACGAGGCGCATGCGAGGACGGAGTCGCTGACGCGGTACTCGCTGAGCGAACTCAACTTCTGCCTGAGGAAGTCGTGGTTCGAGAGGACCGGCGAGTGGCAGGCGAAGCCCCTCGACGCCCTCTTCAAGATGAAGATGGGGTCGCTCCTCGACCAGTGGTGGTGCGCGCAGTTCCCGAGGCGGCAGCAGCGCGTGACGCACACGGTCGAGATCAAGGGCGACCCCGAGCACCCGAGCGTGACGGTGTCGGGCATCTTCGACGTCGAGGACGAGGACGGCGCGATCGCCGACCTCAAGTTCATGAGGACGCTCGAGCCGACGAGGGACAAGGGGCCGGGCGAGTACTACGTCGATCAGGTCGCGTTCTACTGCCACTGCGAGAGCAGGCTCGAGGGGAGGCTGCACGCGTCGAGCCACGGGGACTTCGAGCGCGTCGACATGCACTTCACGGCGGAGGACCTGAGGCAGAGGATGGCGCAGATCGACGAGAGGGCGAGGGCGCTCTTCTGCGCGGTCAGGGACAGGTGCGCGCCGGAGGGGCCGAGGTTCAGGTGGGAGTGCGGCGGGTGCGGGTACCGGGGACTCTGCGACAAGATCAAGGCGGACGACGCGACGCAGGCCGGGGGCGGGGCATGACGCGGAAGAGCGAGATACGGAGGACGGTTACATGAACCGCATCTACGGCCCGAAGATACGCTTCTCCGAGACGTGGGACAAGATCGACGCCGAGCACTTCAAGGTCGGTGCGGAGTTCTCGACCTGGCGCCCGGACAACCCCGAGCGGATGGCGTACCACCGCGGCAACATCGGGAAGGCGTACATGGTCGAGAAGCCGGGCGGTCATCGCGATCAGTGCAAGGGGCGGGCGATGCTGATGAGCGTCGGGAAGGAGGCGAGGAACGCGATGGAGTTCACCGACGCGGAGATCGCGAAGGACACCTACGCCGACTGGACGAAGGCCGAATGGTCGGACTGGTTGCAGAAGATGTACGGCCCGACGTTCGAGATACTGACGTTGCGTGAACTGACGTTCAAAATCGTCGAGGTGAACGGGCATTGATATTCTGTCCCAAGTGCAAGCACGTCGTCAAGTGCGCTTCAGGAACGGGGATGTTCTGCGGGCACGCGAAGATCGGGATATACGTCAAGGCAGATGACACCTGCAACTATGCGGAGGAGAAGGTGGAGAATTGAAAATTTACGAATGGCATTTCGAAGGCTATGAATACTATGGCACGGACATCTGCGCAGTTGCTGAGAGCATCGAAGAAGCTCGCGCCGCAGTTCTTAAGACGATGAGAAAGGAAGAGTCGGGGGATTGGAACAAGAGTACCAGAGACGAGATTCGAGAAGTCATCAAGAAAGATCCCCTTCGCGTGCGTGATGTGCCCTGCGCGATATTCTATGGGCGGGGTGATTGACGTGGCCGAAGCCGACAAGACCGACGCATCCAACGAACTCTGGTTCGAGTGCATGGGAATCCCAGTAGGTCAAGGCTCTACTCGTGCGTTCATCAACCGCAAGACCGGGCGGCCTATCATCACGCACGAGCACGGCGGCGAACTCAGGAACTGGAGGCAGAGGGTCGCGAACGAGGCGGGGAAGGTCAGGCCGGAAGGATGGCCGATGGACGGGGTCGGGTATCAGGTCGGGCTTGAGTTCTACTTCGCAAAGCCCAAGAGCGCGCCTAAGAAGTTGATCCTGAAGACGACGAGGCCGGACATCGACAAGTTGATTCGCGCTGTATTGGACGGGCTGACGGGCGTGGTGTTCGATGACGATGCGAAGGTCGTCTGCGTCCACGCGAGCAAGGGATTCGCTGACGGGAAGTATGGCGACATGCAGACGCCGGGCGTGCGCGTGAGCGTGCTGTGGCAGGTGTCCGTTTCTTCTCAGGAACGGGACAGGGGTGATTGAATGAACGACGATCCAAGATGCCCGAAATGCGGGCGGTTCGCAATAATGAATTATGCAACGGTCGACGGGATCGAATATGAGGATTGTTGCACCTGTGAATACTGTATGCTCAATTTCAAGGATTCAGACATTGGAGGCGATTGAATGAACGACTATGGAAGTGGAAATCCGGAGCCAGACCATCGAAACGAACCAGATGAAGAAAAAACTATCTGCGAGTTATGTAAACGAGCTTATCACGGAGAGGCTTGTTGGTCGGACATTTGTGTTGCCTGTATTCATAATCCTGACCCTAATGGATACAGAGGCTCTAATTTTATGCCAGTCCCTAAAACGATGCTCGAAGAAAGAAATTTGACTCTTGAAGATTGGCAACGAGCAAGAGGAATCTATCAAGATGCTCAGAAGGAGAACGCACGATAAGAAAGGGTGAGTCAGACATTGGAGGGAGAAGATGAAACCAAAATACTATTGGCATATACATCATGGGGTATTGTTTGAACAAGCGACCGAGCCGATCAAGAACCGCATCGCACACATCAAGAGCGACAAGCCTGAATGCGAAGTAGCGTTGCGTCTGCGCCTCTTGAAGCCTGTCAAAGACCAGAAACGCCTGATTGCGATTCTGACGGCATACAAGAAGGTCGAGGCTCCTGCGTGGGAGGCATACTTGAAGGTTGAGGCTACTGCGTTGGAGGCATACGAGAAGGCTAAGGCTACTGCGTCGGAGGCATACAAGAAGGCCAAGGATTCTGCGTTGGAGGCATACGAGAAGGCTAAGGCTCCTGCGTTGGAGGCATACTTGAAGGCTAAGGCTCCTGCGTTGGAGGCATACAAGAAGGTCGAGGCTACTGCGTCGGCAAAGAGAGACAAAGCCATCAACACGCTTCACGCAAAAGAATGTCCTAACTGTCCTTGGGACGGAGAGACGGTCTTCCCGAAGAGGAAAGGGTGAGTCAGACATTGGAGGGAGAAGATGAACGAAGATTGGAAATCTGAAAGAGAGAGAGTGAAGGCCGTTCTTGAAGAAGAGGATGCGTGGAATCATCTCGCATTCATCTATCTCATACACATGGAGAATTCAGGGAAATATAATTTGATTTTCAAGAAAGACGGCACTCTCAATCGATCTTACAATATTCCCCGATTGATAGCGAAGCTTCGTGAGACTATGGGTTTGGAGCCGATGGAGAGGTTGTCCATTCCCGATGCAGAATCTAAAGACATTGGAGGCGATTGAATGAACTACGATAACCTCCCTTCGTGGTGGCCGTCCGACAAGCCGTGGATAATTCAGGATTGCTTGGAGGGGATGAAAAGTATTCCTGATAAGGCGGTCGATCTATTGATCGTAGACCCGCCTTACAACGAAAACAAAGCCGAATGGGATAACGTTGACAATTACATTCACTGGTGGCAAGATTGTCTGAAGCAATTTGTGAGGATACTGAAACAGAATGGCGTTTTCTATTTCTTCCAGATGAACATCGAAACGGCAATGAATATGCACCGCATCTGCAAGGAGAACGGTTTAATTCTTCGCCAGATGATAACGATAGATAAAGGACTCGCGAGTGTAGCTGGAAGAACATCGAATAGTCTACGGTCTTTTCCAAAAGCTACCGAATATCTATTCTATTACACATTTGAAGATACGACTGGTAGTGAACAATTAAGCGATGCCTATCAAAAAATCAATCCGATGGCTAAATACCTCGAAGAAGAATTTATAAGGGCGGGAGTGACACAAGGCGATCTTAGAAAGCTCTTTCTGTCGAATACAAATAGAGAGACTGGATGTATTACTAATTGGGTCAAAGGGTATAATTTCCCCTTAGAATGGCAGTATGATAAACTTCGAGAATATCTGAACCGGGGTCAAAAGCAAATCACAGAGTTCCTCCGGCGGGACTACGAGGACCTCCGGCGGGACTACGAGGACCTCCGGCGGGACTACGAGGACCTGCGATATACATTCAATCTGCCCTATGGCATTACAGATGTCTGGCAAATCAATTTCTATGAAGATATAATCCTTGAGCATGAGACTCCCAAGCCGACGAAAGTGATTGAGCGCATTATATCAGCTTCTTCCAAAGTTAATGATCTCGTCCTCGACCCCTTCCTCGGCTCAGGAACAACGCTCTTAGCATGTCGCAAGACCGGACGCATAGGCTTAGGTTTTGAAATCAACCCCGAATGCGAATCAATCATCAGAGAGCGAAGCATGGCCGATGTTCCAGAATTGAAAGGAATCTTCGACTGGCGTAATGAACCAGAACCGGAGGTAGTTTCAAAATGAGATTCTTTATTTCAGACATTGGAGGCGATTGAATGACACGAAAGACTCATTGTAAGATATGTAAAAAAGAAGTAGATGAAGGAACTCGTCAAAGCTCGATTCAGGAGATTGGAGTTGTAGTATGCTCAATGAGATGCGCTGTGAAATGGTTTGAAATCCAAGCGATTTCGGAGTGATTGAGTCAGACATTGGAGGCGATTGAATGAAGAAAACCTGTAATAACTGCGGTCATTCTGACGGAATTTATTGTGAAGAACATGCCGGACTTTTCTGCCTTTTTTCCAATCCACGATGGTCGGGCGCATACGACCGTCTTCTGGAAAACTATGCTGTTGATTTATGGATCCCGAGACAGCGAACTCAGACACGACAAATATCGCATACTTGGCAGAACGGACCTAATGGGAAGATTGTGGAGTTCGATGATTGCCATCTCTATCCCTGCAAGGATACGGCTCAAGGATGCCGTGCTTTCGGTCCGAGATTCTATTGTCCTCAGTTGTCCATTCCCGATGCAGAAACGACCAAGAGCGAAAGCCAGCACGACGGCATCAAACAGGAAAAGGAGAAAACGACTGGATAGGAAAGGAGAGGGTGATGATGGATGCTAACGATCGGTTCGCTTTTCAGTGGGATCGGAGGTCTCGAACTCGGCTTGGAAAGAGCCGGGTTAGGCCCGGTCAAATGGCAGGTGGAGAATGACCGATACTGCAACCGAATCCTCGAAAAGCATTGGCCGGCCGTCAAGCGATACGGAGACATCCGATCGGTCAAGTGGCGAAATGTCGAACGGGTCGATCTCGTCTGCGGGGGCTTTCCCTGTCAGCCGGTCTCGAACGCGGGGAAGAAGCAAGGAGATAAAGACGAAAGGTGGCTCTGGCCTGAATTCGTTCGTTGCCTTCGGACGATACGACCGGGCTACGCGATCGTGGAGAATGTTCCGGGGTTGTTCTCTATTGACGACGGAAGGATTGCCGGACAAGTGTTCGGGGATTTGGCCGTACTCGGGTATGATGCTCAATGGGGTATCGTATCGGCCTCGGATGTCGGGGCTCCCCACCTCCGCAAGAGGATATTCATTCTGGCCTACGCCAAACGCCTCGGACTCTCACGGCCATCAATACCAATATTCCAACGGGAATCACGCGAAGAAAACGCTTACGCTCGTCGGGAAAGCTCGGAAGTGGCCGACGCCGAGGGTTCGAGGATTATTGGGGGGGACGGGTTCACAGGAGATGCTACTTTCCTTGGTGGCTTCGGGAAAGATGACCAAAGAAGAATTTATGGCGATAGCGCAGAGAAAGACTTGGCCGACTCCAACGGTTCAAGATTCAAAAAACAAGGGTGGGCCGAGCCAGTTCAAGAGAAATTCAATTCCATTGAATGCGATTGTAAAGATGTTTCCGACTCCGAAGGCTCAGAACGCGAAGGCTCCCTGTCCGCATGGTCGGGGAGGGCCGGGACTTCAAGAGGCCGTATTCTCGGAGGAGAAGATCATTGGCCAACTGAACCCGGTGTTTGTCGAGTGGTTAATGGGATTCCCAATCAATTGGACAGAATCAGATGCCTCGGCAACGCCGTCGTCCCGCAAGTCGCGGAGGCGATCGGCTTGATGATAGCGCAAATGTCCCATTCGATGCAGAAACGACCAAGAGCGACGGTCAGGACGACGACATCAAGGACTGAGAAAATGATAACGCACGATGTCCGCAACGACGACGGGGGAGACAGATGACCGAAGCAGACCGTCAGCTCGTCGAAGCCCGCACGAAGAACGCCGAGTACAAGGAGATCATCGAGGCGCAGGGTCGCGCGCTGCTCGTCATCCAAAAGGGCATCGAACGCAAGGTGGACGACGTCAAGATACACAACTCGAAGCACCCGAACAAGCGCGAGGTCCCCCTGTACATGTACGAGTGGCTGAAGTACATCACCAGAGCGCAGACGAGGGCGGCGTGCATCTTAGGGGACCAGATGGAGAGGAAGCACGGCACGGAGCCGGAGCAGGGGAGATTGATACCGTGAGCGAACTTCCTTCGTGGTGGCCGTCAGAGAAGCCGTGGATTATTCAGGATTGCTTGGAGGGGATGAAGAGCATACCTGATAAGGCGGTCGATCTGGTGCTGACCGACCCGCCGTATAACGTCGGCTTGGACTATGGAGATAAGGTCGATGACGAGCGAACCGATTATGGAGAGTGGGTCGAATCGTGGTTCTCCGAATGTAAGAGGGTGTCGAAAATTCTCTTGGTAACTCCCGGCGTCGCAAACGTCACCCTTTACCCCAAACCCCTTTGGATGGGGTGCTGGTTCAAACACGGTTCACCGTCAAGATGCCCGACCGGATTCAACGCGTGGGAACCAATCCTAATCTATGGAAAGAGAATCGGAGAACAAACCACCGACGTATTCGACGCGATATTGGAAAGCGACGACAAGGCACTTGGTCATCCGTGCCCTAAACCGGTTGTTCTCTTTAGGCAGATAATCGAATTGTATAGCGAACCCGGCGACATCGTCCTCGACCCTTTCCTCGGCTCAGGAACAACCTTACTCGCATGTCGCAAGACCGGACGAATCGGACTCGGCTTTGAAATCAATCCAGATTATGAATCAATCATCAGAGAACGCAGTATGCAAGACGTTTCAAAGATAGACGAATGGGGGATAGCATGACAAAAGGAAAAGGCGCGTTCAACGTGGACGGAATCTCGAAGGTCTCGGTGAAGGTCAACGGCGGCGAGTGGAAGGAGGTCAAGAGTCAAGCGGAGATGCAGGAGGCCATCCGCCCGATGATAGAGGACTCGCTGAAGTCCGTTCAGGAAGGCACCGACGAGGCCATGCAAATCATGAAGGGGAACCGCAAGGAGGCGAACGATATGGCGACTGGAAAGAAGAAGACGAAACAGAAGGACCTTGAGAACAAGGAGATAGTGGTCGACGATGTGAACGAGAACCGCGAACCGATCGAGTACGTGAAGGTCGTCCTCGAGAACGACAAGTTCACGCTCACGGCGAAGGACACGCAGATCGACGGGCTCGACCCGAAAGGGCTTGAGCAGCTCGTGCGGAAGAAGATCCGCGCGAAGAAGGACGTCGAGGTGCACAGGGGAGAGATGGACGACTCGGCTGACAAGTTCATACGAAAGCTGACGGCGTGAGGAGGAAGGACATGAAACTGAGAGAGAGACTGAGACTGATCGCAGGGTTGATCGTCGGGAAGAAGTACGGCGTGATCATCGACAGGGACTACGCGCAGTGGGGAACACTGAAGACGGTGTACGGAGGTTGCTCGGACATCCAGTTGTTAGGGCCGACGAAGTTCGATGCGAAGGACGAGCGCAAGAAGTGGTACATCGGGTTCCTGACGATGGGAGAAGGCACACTCACGCAGGACGACCTCGCCAGTTATTTCTTCAAGAGAGACCGCAAGTACGAGTTCGATGACGAGACCGGATTCAAGGACAGGACATAGGTAACAGGATAGGTAGAGGAATTGCCAACCAAGAGCGAGCCGTGGGAACGGAGGGACGACGAGTCGGCGAAGGCGTACGAGGCGTACCAACTCTATCGAGAATCGGGGGCGAAGCGGAGTACTGCGAAGGTAGCGGTATCATTACGCAAATCGAAAGGGCTGATTCAAAGATGGTCGCGGCGGCATCAATGGGGCATCAGGACGAGGGCGTACGACGAGAGGATCGCGAAGGCTCAGGCGGCGGAGGAGCTGACGTCGGCGGACAGGATGAACAAGAGGCACATCGCCGAGTCGCAGAAGATGCAGGAGACGGTGCTGCGCTACCTCAAGGACTTCGACCCGAAGAGGCTGCAGGCGAGGGACGTCCCGGCGTGGCTGAAGGTCGCGACGGAGATGGAGCGCAAGTGCATGGGGCTCGACCAGGGCTCGCAGGTGAGCGTCGGCGTGCAGGTGAACATCGACGACCGGCAGGTGATCCTCGCGACGAAGCTCTACCCGAAGGCCGTGTCGATGCTGACGGAAGGGCAGCGGGCCGAGCTTGAGGCGTACAGGAAGAGCGTGGAGGACGGCGGATGACGATTAATCTTGAAGAGGACGGGAAGCGATTGATAGCCAACTGGCAACAACGACTGAAAAATAGGAGATATGAAGGATTTCCGATTATCTGGTCGGAATCGCAAATCATCAGGAACGCAAAGCCCTGGCGCAAGTTCAAGCGATGGCTGTTCCGAGTGAGGCGAATCAGATTCGGCGGACCCGACCTCGGACCTTCGAGAATATATCTACTCGACCTCGACACGATGAGGGATAACCTGAAGGGAACTCCTGCAGGGATTGAAGAAGTTTCGAAGAACGGAACTGAAACGCCGAACGATGTCCGGGAGA